AGCAAAGTTTAGTTAAAACAGTTGAACCGATAAAGCTTACTACTTTAAGCCGAATGAATAAAGGCAAGAAGTGGGACTACGGTTACAACAAAGAACACGATATTATAGTGTTATCTCACAATGGTCAAATAGGAGAAATCATAGAGATACAAAACTTAGTTATCGCTTTACCTAAGGTGCCTAAGGATGTGTACAGTAACTCTAAAGATAAATGGGTTAAGTTTGAGCAGCCAAAAGAATTGGAGCGCTTAAAGAACATCTTTGATTGGCGTGCTTACCCGGAAGATCAAAAAGATAAATGGCACGATTATATAGACGAAGAGTTTAGAAGAAGAGAAGAAGGATTTTGGTTTACCAACAACGGTAAGCCAACTTGGATAACAGGTACTCACTACATGTACTTACAGTGGAGTAAGATTGACGTTGGAGCCGCTGATTTTAGAGAAGCAAATAGATTGTTCTTTATATTTTGGGAAGCTTGTAAGGCGGATAAAAGATGCTACGGAATGTGTTACCTTAAGAATAGAAGATCTGGATTTTCTTTTATGTCTTCGGCGGAAACCGTTAACTTAGCTACTCTAGCGAGTGATAGTAGATATGGAATACTATCTAAATCAGGAGCTGATGCTAAAAAAATGTTTACCGACAAAGTTGTCCCTATATCAATCAATTACCCTTTCTTTTTTAAACCTGTCCAAGATGGTATGGATCGTCCTAAGTCCGAGCTTGCTTATCGTGTACCTGCTAGTAAGTTTACTCGAAAGAAAATCACGGCTAATGAAAAGCTGGAAGATATACAAGGGTTAGATACAACTATTGACTGGAAGAATACTGGTGACAATAGCTATGATGGTGAAAAACTAGCGTTACTAGTACATGATGAAAGTGGTAAGTGGGAAAGACCTGATAATATTTTAAATAACTGGAGGGTTACAAAAACATGTTTACGATTAGGTAGTAGGATTATTGGTAAATGTATGATGGGCTCAACTTCAAACGCATTAGACAAAGGTGGAGAAAACTTCAAAAAACTATACGGCTCATCAGATGTCACGAAAAGAAATAGAAACGGTCAGACAAAGTCTGGCTTATACTCTCTGTTTATCCCAATGGAATGGAACTACGAAGGATTTATTGACGAGTATGGAGTTCCAGTATTTACTACTCCTGATGTCAACAGACTTGCACCAGACGGTGAATTAATAGATGTAGGTGTAATAGATAACTGGCAGAATGAAGTAGATGGTTTAAAAGATGATCAAGATGGTTTAAATGAATTCTATCGCCAGTTCCCAAGAACAACAGAACATGCTTTTAGAGACGAGACTAAAGGAAGTATATTTAACCTTGTCAAGCTATACGAACAAATAGATTACAACGAAGAAATGTCAAACACTCTCGGTGTAACCACTGGTAACTTTCAGTGGGTCGATGGTGTTAAGGATTCACAGGTAATATTCTATCCAAATCCAAAAGGTAGGTTTAAAGTTAGCTGGGTACCACCTCAGCAATTGCAAAACAGAGTAATACTTAAAAACGGCGTTAAGTATCCAGGCAACGAACACATGGGTGCTTTTGGTTGTGATAGCTATGATATATCAGGAACAGTGGATGGAGTTGGATCTAAAGGAGCATTGCACGGTTTAACTAGATTCTCAATGGAAGATGCCCCGGCAAACAGTTTCTTTTTAGAATACTTATCAAGACCTCCAACAGCCGAGATGTTCTTTGAAGATGTTCTAATGGCTTTAGTATTTTACGGGATGCCTATATTAGCAGAGAACAATAAACCTCGTCTCTTGTACTATTTAAGGCGAAGAGGATATAGAGGGTTTAGTATGAATAGACCCGATAAGATATGGAACAAATTATCTGTAGCTGAAAAAGAAGTTGGTGGAATACCTAATTCAAGTGAAGATATAAAACAAGCTCACGCCGCTGCGATTGAAATGTACATCCAAGACCACGTGGGTATTAAGCAAGACGGAACTCACGGTGATTGTTATTTCAACGAGTTGATAAACGATTGGACAAAGTTTGATATAAACAAAAGAACAAAGCATGATGCGTCTATAAGTTCTGGTTTAGCTATTATGGCTAACAATAGGCATTTATACGCGCCAAACGCAAAGGTTGAAAAACCTAAGCTAAATATAAACGTTTCCAAATATAAGAACACTGGAAATAATTCACAAATAATTAAGTAATAAATATGGCAGAGTCTGGCATGAAAAGTTATTTCCCAAGTCAAACAGTTAGCGATGCTGAAAAGCTAAGCTACGACTATGGGTTAAAGGTAGGTAAGGCTATAGAGCAAGAGTGGTTTAATAACGACAGGGGGTCTAATAGGTATAAATCAAACCACAATGATTTTCATAATTTAAGGTTATACGCTAGAGGCGAACAGTCTATTCAAAAATATAAGGATGAGTTATCTATAAACGGTGATTTGTCCTATTTAAATTTAGACTGGAAGCCTGTTCCAATTATATCTAAATTTGTAGATATTGTGGTGAATGGTATAGCTGAAAGAACTTACGATATAAAAGCTTACTCACAAGATCCATTTGGACTTGATAAAAGAACTAAGCACGCACAAGCTCTGATGTCAGATATAAAAATGGAAGGCTTTAACGCATATGCCGCTCAGTTTGGAATGGACACAACAGAAAGTAATGTTGGTGAATTACCAGAAACAATTGAAGAAGCTGAACTGTACATGCAGCTAACCTACAAGCAAGCTGTTGAAATAGCTGAAGAACAGGCTTTAAACGTTTTGTTTGAGGGCAATAACTACGAGTTAATTAAAAAACAATTTTATCACGATCTTACTGTTCTTGGTATTGGCGCCGTAAAAACATCGTTTAATACTTCTGAAGGAGCCGTTATTGATTACGTTGATCCAGCAAACCTTGTTTACTCTTACACTGACTCACCATATTTTGAAGATATATATTACGTTGGTGAAGTTAAGTCTATTCCAGTAAATGAATTAGCTAAACAATTTCCTCACCTAAAAAGTGAAGATCTAGAAGACATAATGAAAAATAAGTCTTACAATAGGTCTAATTATAATTCAAACCACAACTACGAAAAAGAGGATAATAACACAATTCAAGTTTTGTACTTTAACTATAAAACATATATGAATGAAGTGTATAAGGTTAAAGAAACTAGTAGTGGTGCAGATAGAATTATACCAAGAGATGATCAATACAATCCACCAGAAGATATGGAAGGTGGGTACGGTAGAATGTTAAGATCTATAGAGTGTCTTTATGATGGGGCTATGATTCTTGGCACTGATAAATTACTTAAGTGGGAAATGGCAAAAAACATGATGAGGCCTAAAAGTGATTACACTAAGGTTAAGATGAATTACGCTATTGTAGCTCCAAGAATGTATAACGGTAAAATTGATTCTCTTGTTAGAAGAATAACTGGTTTTGCTGATATGATTCAACTTACACACTTGAAATTACAACAAGTAATGTCTAGGTTGGTGCCAGATGGCGTGTATTTAGACGCCGATGGATTAGCGGAAATTGATTTGGGCAATGGAACAAACTACAGTCCACAAGAAGCTTTAAACATGTACTTTCAAACAGGATCTGTTATTGGAAGAAGTTTTACTTCTGACGGCGATATGAATCCCGGCAAAGTACCTATTCAAGAAATAACTAGTGGATCTGGTGGTAATAAAATGCAAGCCCTAATCGGTACATATAATTATTATTTACAAATGATAAGGGATGTAACTGGTCTTAACGAAGCTAGAGACGGTAGTATGCCAGATAAAAACGCTTTGGTTGGGGTACAAAAATTAGCGGCAGCCAATTCAAACGTTGCTACTAGGCACATACTACAGGCTGGTTTATTTTTAACCGCTGAGACAGCAGAGTGTTTGTCACTTAGAATATCAGATATTATAGAATACTCTCCGGCCAAAGAAGCTTTTATCCAGCAAATAGGAGCGCGTAACGTTTCCACACTAGAAGAAATAGGTGATCTACACCTTTATGACTTTGGAATCTTTATTAATCTAGCTCCAGACGAAGAAGAGAATCAATTGTTAGAAAATAACATTCAAATGGCTTTACAGCAACAAAGTATTAACCTTGAAGATGCTATTGATATTAGAGAAATTAAAAATATTAAATTGGCTAATCAGGTTCTTAAAATAAGAAGAACTAAAAAAGAAGAGAAAGATAGAAAACTACAGCTAGATAACATTAATGCTCAAACAGAATCTAATACAAAAGCCGCTCAAGCAGCTGCTCAGGCCGAAATACAAAAAAATCAAGCACTTAACGCGGGTACAAGTGAAATAGAACGATTAAAGGCAGAGCTTGAATCTCAAAAAATGTCGCAAGAGGTAGCTCATAAAAAAGAGTTAATGCAACTAGAGTTTGAAATGAATATGCAGTTAAAAGGAATAGAAGTTGAGGGAAAAAAATCTGGTGAAAAAGAAAAGGAAGACCGTAAAGATGAAAGAACAAAAATTCAAGCAACTCAACAAAGTGAGATGATTGAACAAAGAAATGGTGGTAAACCACCTAAAAACTTTGAGTCCT